GTCTTTGTGTCCTTTACCCAAAGTGCTATTTCCATTTCTTTGCCGTTTACTACGCATTTTCCTTTGTAGTCTGGGTGGCTTTCCGTCTTTTTGTAGGTGTTTTTAAAGATTGCACCCGCGTTGTTCTTTGTTTCCATTATATATTATAGATTAAATTGATTACTAAAATAATTGCAATGACTGTTACCAGTATCATTGTGCCGTATGCCGATAGTTCGTTTCGACTTTTATCTTGACGGGTTGGTTTATATTCTTTTTGTTTCATATTACTTAGTTCGTTTTGTAATTGCTTCGCGGTAACCATTGCTAAACGCTTGGACTTCTAATAGCGCTATGTCTTTTTTTATGCGCTCTAGATACAACGTGGCGTCCATTAGTTCTTCTTGTAAGTGGGTTAGCCATTGATCTAGTGTTAAGTCGTTTCGTGTTAGCGGCGTTCCGTATTTTTTTAGGCCCGTGTTTGAGCGTTCGACGTACTTTGCAAGCACGCTTTTTACTATCTGATCTTCTACTTCTTGTTTCATAGGAAATTATATAAGGTGTTAAAATACTCGCGGCATAGTTCTACGCGTTCTTTTATTTCGTTTACTACTTGTTCGTCTTTTTCTACTTTAAAGACCTTTACACGGCGATTGTCGGGTATGTGGTCAAACGAATGGCGCTTTAACACTTCGTCGCGTAATTCCTGGCTTTCATCCATAAGTCTAGCGTTCCAATGAGCGCGACGCACCTCGTCTTCAATCATATCCGCGGGTGTGTTGACTAGGCAGTAAACTAACAAAGCTTCGGTTTTACCCGTAAGTTCCATGTAGCCTTGCAATTGGTAGTAATAATCCTTTGTAGGAATTTCGGTAGCAAAAAATGGAAACGTAGTAGCATCCCAAGAACTTTTGACGTCCAAAAGTATATCGTTCGTGTTTACGTCTGGCGTACCCGTTAAGAACTCGTTTTCAAAGTGTTCGTGGTTCTTATATAAGAAACCTAATTCTAGCGCGTTTGAGGCCATTTCTATGGCTTCGTCTTCTACTAGGTTACCTTTGTCGGTGTAACGGCTTGAAAACGTCTTAATAACGCCGTATTTGGCACTTAGCACTTGTTCTTCTATGTATGTCTTTGCGGTTTGGCTTAATAACTCCCCCTTTGTGCGAGGGGAAGTCATTATTTTACCTATGGCAGAACATCGAATTTTGAAAGTCTTCATAACGCGTTAAGCATATCGGTTTGTCCTTCGGTTAATTCAAAGCTAGCTTCTAGCTTTTCGCGGGTATATTCACCTTTTGCGATAGCTTGCACCGCTGCGCTGAAACGCTTTTGGTCAATAGGCTTTTTCTTTGGTTCGTGTTTTACTTGTTCGCCGCTTGCGTCCGTGTCTTTGTCCGTAACAAGTGTGAGGGCCGCCGAGATGGCATACCTTCGGTAGTAGGTCGCGCCCGAACCAAACGACTGGTAGTCGTTCATTCCTTTAAGGCTTACGCTAGGAATAGCAACCATGCTTTCCATGTTTTCGCCAGACTCTACGTGAAAAATAATTGTACAAATGTAGTTTTCGCCGTCTTTAGTGTGTAGGTTTTGGGTAAATCCTAGCCCGTGTTTTGCTAGTAGCGGGTTAATTACTTTAAAAATTGCGGGTAAGTCCGAATAAGAATAGCCAAACCCTTGCGTACCTTTGTGGATTACTGGTACTTCTTGCTGAAAAGCCGCAAGCGCTTTGAATAAATGTTTCATAACTTGTTGTTTTTAAGTGTTAACTATATGCAAATATATAAAGATATTTCGATATACAAACTTTTTAAGTAAATTTTTTTATATTTTTTATTCTGGTGGTGTACGTGTCGCTTTTGAATACCCAGCTACCCCAGTCTATTTCGCCTTTTTTCTTTAGTTGAGCTATTTTATAAAATTCGTCTTTTGCTAGGTAGCCTATAATATATCCGTATTTCATGCTTTTAGAAACGCTACACCATAAATAGAAGTCTGTTTTTTGTCTAGTGTTACTTGCGTCTATATTGGCGTTGAAGTCGTTTGTAGGTTCTTTATCGGTTTGTATGGTCTTAACGTCTATTTTTTTTCCGTTTATTTCTAGGTCGTTGTCGTAACTGCCTACGTATTGCACGGGTTTGTTTATTGATCGCAAAAAGTGCATAGCAATAACCTCACCTAGCGCCCCGTATATTTGACTTTCGCCTTGCGTTATTGAATTTGTTAGCGCCTTAAAGTTGTAAAGCTTTTGCGCTTGTAAAATTTGTTCTTCGGTTATGTTAATTTTTATCATGGTATTTGGTTTATTTTTTTCTTGTATATTTTTATTAGTTCTTTAAGTTCTTCGACGTACCAGCGTTTCTCTAGGTGTGCGCGACCTTGTAATTCTATCAATTTAGCGGCGCCTATGCGTTGTTCTATGCCTATTTGGTAGTTCAAAAGATTGCCAGACAAAAAAGTGTTGCAGTGTTCGCATTGTAAATGCACGTTGTCTTCGTCAAACCTTACGTTTGAGTGGCCGCCTTGGCTGTAATAGTGGCCCGCGTTCTTTTTCTTGGGCGGTTGGTTGCAAGAAATGCAAGGTTTACCCTCGTCGCGTTTACGTATGTAGGTATTGAATACTTTTTGCGCGTCTTTAAGCCAGTCGGTTGTTGTTTTTAGTTCGGTTGTCCATTTCTTTTTCGTGTTTTTCCATTCCGAAGTCTTAACTTCTTCTACAAAAGCCTTAACGCATTCGTCTTTTAGGCAAAATTTATGGTTAAAACGTATCGGTTCAAACTTGTCTTTGCAATTTTTACAACGTGGCATTATCAAAAGCTTTGCGTTTGTATTTCCATTTCTAATTCCTTTACGCGTCGGGCTAGTTCTATGTTTCTACTAGCGAGAATTGTATTTTCTCGGCTTATTGATACCGCGTGTTCGTGTAGTCTACTAAAAAACGAAATAGCCTCTAGCAATTCTTGTTCGCTTTTTTCTGCGCCTTGTATGTAGTCCTTTGCTTCGGGTCTTGTTTTTAGTATTTGCAAGCGTGCGGTCTTTATTCTTTGCTGTATTGCCCAAAGGTTAGCCCGTGTTTTTATTATTTCAAGTCCTAGTTCCATTAAAATAGTTTTTGTTGGTTAGTATGGTTCTTTATCCTTTGTATCGCCTTTTCGTAGTATTCAGCGTCAAGTTCGCAAGCGGTCAATTCGAACCCGTAGTCATGGCACGCTATTGCAATACTACCACTCCCTAAATGCGTATCAAGTATTTTATCTCCTTGCTTTGCGTACTTATCAAGAAGCCATTTGTAAAGTTCATAAGGCTTTGCAGTTGGGTGAAATTTATCTAATCCCGTGTTATTGCTTTTAATGCAACCCGCTCTACTAAACTCAAAAATACGCATCGCCTTTTTAAAAGACGTCCATGCCATTTCACCATCCGCTAAACTAAAGCCTCGTTGTCCTTTGTCCCAAATTACCCAACCCATTGAAGGTTGTAGAAATTCAGTCATATAATTTCCACCCCAAACAATTTGATTTTTAGAAACTCGCTTTAATTCGTTAAAATATTCTTCATTAGGAATTGAACTATCCCAGTCAGTATCTTTATATTTTTTATATCCGAATTTTTCACCACCATTGTTTTGCGCTTTATCAGCACTTATTCCATAAGGCGGGTCAACTATTGCCAAGTCGAAATAGTTGTCGTGGTAACGAGCCATTAACTGCATATTGTCCTCGTTTGTTATTGTTATTTTATCCGTTAATTTCATTTTAAAAAGGTGTTTTTGTTTGGTGTTCTGGTTTGTAATAAGTTCCCCTATTGGCGTAAACTCTATTTCCTTTGTAGTCAAGCATATAATACTGGTAGCGGTCTACGTCTAGAAACATTTTGTAAACTCCGTTTTTTGACACGCCTTTGGGTTTACTCTTTGCCACTTTCAAATGTACTTCGTTTTTTTCTGCGCCCGTTCCGTCGCTATTTGCTAGTCCGTAAGGTGGTCGCCAAGGAATTAACACGCTTAGACCTTTTCTAAACCATACTTGGCCGCCAGCAAAGTCGCGCGCGCTAGGAATAGGGAAATAACTAACGTCTGTTCCAGCTATTGTTTTACTAGTTACCATTGGTTGATCGCGAACGTGGTTTATAACGCAGTTGTGTCGGCCCGTTTTACGTGCGTTTTTACGAACTTGTCCTAGTATTCTACTTAAATACTTGTCTTCGCGTCCTAGGTCGCTTTGTTGGTATTCTTCGCTTAACTCGTTCCACGGGTCAATAGTAGTGGTGTGTATTTTAATACCCTCTTTGCGTTCGATTTCGTCTACTAGGTCGTAGAATTTTGTTATAGTTAAATCTTCGTCAATAGGATCAATTACGATGAAATGCTCGTTTACAAACATTTCGGCGCTTACTTGTTCGCCGTTTGTCATTGCGTTTTGTCCTTGCACGTATGGTTTGCCTATGTATTTATAGCAAAGTTCGGCGTATATTTCGGCAGCGCTGCCAGTTTCTGGGCTGAATACTACGTGTCTCCATCCATGTAAACACGAAAGGTTTATAAGAAACTCAAACCAAAGTTCTGTTTTACCGCTTGCGGGTGCTGAACCTATGTAAGTCGTACAACCTTCTTTAATTGTAAAGGGTAACATATCCCAATCCCAACCAATGCCTTTTCCTTTGACGTCTTTTTGTAGGCGTATTTCGAACATTTCCGAATTTAAGTTTTGTAGTCTAGTGTACATTTATTCCCAAATTGGTGCTGGTTGTTTGTATATAGGTTTGCTTGCGTCTACTTGTTTTTGATTCCAGCGCTTTATTCGTAGTTCTAAATTAAAGCTAGTTTGCTTTTCAAAGCGCATTTTTTTGTCTTTAGGTCCGTGTTCTGTCCAATACTCGTAAAACTGTCTTACCATTTCTTTTCCGTACAATTCTACAAAAGGAACTAGACTAGAAGCAAACATTTGTTTGCGCTCTTTAATACTATCTATTTCTTTATCTTTATCTACTTCTTTAATGCTAGAGCCTGGCTTTAGCGTCGCTTTAGCCTTGCTTAAGCCACCCTTACGACCCGACTCGCTGAGTTTCAAACGTTTAGCGGTTATTTCTTTACGCTCTAAATCTAAAAAAGAAATTACTAAAAAAGTTTTTTTCGTCTTTAAATAATTTTTTTCAATCAATTTTTCAATTAATTCTGAATTTCTTAAGCGCAGCTTTGCTTCCTCTATGGTTAGGCAATTATTTCTATTCCAGTATTCAGCGCATACGCTTATAAAAGCGCCTTGCAACTCAAAACTTTCGTAGCTTATATTTCCCGTGATCCATTCGGTCGCGTTAAATTTAAAGAATGGTAGTTCTTTGCTCATTGTTTAATTTTTAAGCAATAAAAAAGCCCCATAAATCCGCGAGGTCCGACTTTCGCTTCATTATAAGGCTTCAATAATTCCTTTGAGTTTATGGTGTCGGACCAACTCATGTACAAATATAACGTTTATTTTTCTAAAAGGTTGCTTTCAGCTAAAATTTTTTCGTAAACACCTAGCTTAACACGTCGTCGAATACGTTTAAAGTCGCGAATAGTTCGGGCCTCTATAATGTCCGTTTTTAGGTCGCGTTTTTTAGCCGTGCTTTCCTCTGGGAATATCAATACGCTGCCTTCTAATTGTTGTTTTAGTTGTACTGTTTCGAATTGGTAGTCTTCGTCGTTATAACCCATTAAGTTTTCATGCGTTTTAAGCCCATGAATTATAGTAGCGTGGTGCTTACCGAATATTTCGCCAATTTGGGAAAGGCTAAAGCCGCTAGTTCTAAGTTCGTGGTATAGGAACGCGCGTTTGTAAATCAATCCGCGATCTCTACACTTGTTTGTTAAGTCGTAAGCCGCTATAAGTTCGTGAATAAGTGCTATTTTGTTTTTCATATTTCCGTTATTTTAAACTTACCTAGGTTAAAGTTGTTTGTATATAGTAGTTCCGACTTCATGGCATAGGCCATAGTTTTAGAATAAAAACGCCAGCTTTGAACCGCTTTAGTTCCGACGTAGTAGGTTAGTAAGTATTTCATAGCTTTTCTATTTCGTGTTTTACTTGTTGCCAATATGGTAAATGTACAGATGTTGCAACTGTCATACTACTAATTACCTCATCAACTGCAATCAATGCAAGTTCGTTAGCAACATGACTTATTATATAAACACCATCCATAGGGTATTTCATTTTATCTACTAATTCTTCTGCTTTTTCTTTTGGTGTCATAGCTTATTTATTTTATACGTTTGAGTTCCGTCTTTTAGTTCTTTGTGTATTACCTTTCCTTCTTCTACAAGTTGTCCTAATGCTACAAAAAAAGGCGTTAAATTCCATTGCGGTATACCAGTAAGCATAAAATCATAATCCATTTTTCCTAATATGTCCCAGTCAAAGTCAGAAGGCGTTTTTATTTTACCGTCACTCATATATTCAAGTAAGAATTTTTTAGCTGGTTTTATTAATCTATTTTCATTGCATTTTGTAGGCATAAACTTTTTAACTTTTTTTGGTTGATTTATTTTTTTTAATGGTTGGCAGCTCATATTTCTTGCATTTTAATTTCACAAATTCGGTTATAAAGACCCTCGTTAAAGTTAGTCCAAAATCGGTTTATTTGGTAGCGGTTAAATGGGCCAGTCAGTGGAGAAATGGTATTCGTCGTTGTATTCGGTGACATAGTCGTCTTCGAAGTAGTTGTCTTCGTAAAGCTTAATAAAGCGTTCGTCACATTGGCGGGTTTGTTTAATAGTAAGTGTTTCATTATATGTTTTTTTAGTTATTTTATAATTTGCGTAAGCGTCGTAAATTTCTATTTCGTATTCGGC